ATAAAACTTTGCTGATTCTTCGGCAGCAGACCGAGTTTTAAATTCGCCTAAAAGTGTTTGGTTGTGGTTTCTTACTTCGTATTTCTTTTCCTCGTCTGTGTCTGTGTTGAGCTCAACGAATGGGTATTGCTCGTCATGAATGAATGCGTCATCTACCATTGAAATGCCCATGCGGTTTCCCGCGTCCCAAATCAAAACATCTAGGTCTTGTGGCAACTGGGTGAGTTGGTTGATCAGCTCAGATACTTTCATTTGCGATCTCCTTGGTGTATTCAAAATCTAGGTCTGCACCGATAAAGTAAAGTGATCGTCCATCCTTCAACTGGATGTACCAAAATGCGTGGTCATCAGGGTCGGCAGGGTCTTCGCCTTGGGTCGCGCCTTCGAGCTCCTCTGCGGTGATGTAGAGGTCATCATCAAGGGTGTCGTAGTTGCTGAAGGTCTTGGACGCAGGAACAGACAAACCTTCCTCGGCCAAGTCCCATCGCATTGATATTTTGATGTTCATTGCATTTGCTCCTTAACAAGTTTGATAATGTGTGCGTGTGTGGTCTTCTTTGGGCAGACCATCTCAAAGTAGCGTTCACCGACTCGGGCACACCATGTGTAGAGGTCATCTGTTTGGCACTCAATGACTCTGAAGGACTCGGTTGACCCTGCTTGCGTCCAGTCTGCAGGCATAAGGACTTCGAGCAATTCCCAAAACCTTTGGCGCGTAATTTCCTTTGGCGGTTCGCCTCTGTTAATACGCATGGCCTCGTATCGTTGGCGCGACTGACGACTGTCTTCGTCCGCCTGTCTGACTCGTTCAAGATAGGGTGTATCGACTTCACCGATAGCGTGGTCTGTCTGCTCATAGCCAAGTTGTCCATAGGCCTCGTAGGCCTTGTCCCAAGTTGGGTATGTGCCAATGATTCGGCCTGACTCTTTGTGGACGATTTCGTGTGGGGTCTTGTTCATGGTCGAGCTCCTGTGTTGATAAGGTGTTTAGTTGGGGTAGCGACTCCTCGGTCATAGACCATCATTCGGGCGCGTTTTTTCCAAATTGGGTCAAGCAGCCTAATCGCGTCCGAGAGGGTTTTGGCAGTGCTCGCGCAGTGCCAGTGATCGCCATTGACTGCGTCATTGCAGTGAATCCATAGTCTGATCATTTGCTTAACCTTCCTTCCTTGCGACCTTGCTCAAACCAATAGATGAATTGGTCGCGGTAGATGGGGTATTGCTGAAGTAGATTGCTGAAGGTCTGACGAATGGCAATAGACCTTTGGACTGGGGCTCGTTCATAACGATATCCCAGTTCAATCAATTCGTGTTCGGTCTTGACAAACTGGGCTTCGGTCATGAGAGTAACCACATGGCAATGAAGAAGGCAATAACTGGTATGACCAACATGAGCAGGAAGTGTGTGCCTGCTAGGGCTCGGTCTTGTCTGCGTTTGAGCTCGAGCTCCTCGCGCAAGGTGGTGGTGTGGCGGTAATACTTCATGCGTCCTCCAATAAGGCCAGTTCAATTTTCTTGAGAGTTGCAGGGGAAATGTTCAGCCAGTTTGACTGGCCGAGCTCGGAATACAGTTTGATCTTGATCTGTCCACAATCCTGCGGTGGCAGGGGGATGGCCTTGATCAACTGGGCTTCCATGTATTTGTATTCAACGTCTGTCATGTTCACTCCTGTGTGATGTGGCAAACAGTATTGCCATTGGAATCGCGCGCGGAATCAGGCAGGACTTCGCAGTCCCTGTAATAGTTCGCAAGACGTTCAAGTAGTTCAGCCATCTCGCGAGGGTTGTCCTCAAATGCTGAGTTATTGGTATCAATGGTTATGGTGATCATCGTTCTCCTTTGGTTAATTAACACATGAATAACGATTACACAATGTCATGTGTTGACTTGTCAAGAGTTTTTTTCATGTTTTTTTAAATTATTTTGTAATGACATTTTCGGCAGCAGAGCTCATGCGCGTGACGGAGCTCGTCCATGGGATGTCACTCTGAAGGGACTGGATGCGGTGATGGAGCTCGATGACCAGACTGGCCGGTGTGGTTTGCAAAGATTCGCGCGGTCTGCTATGTTCGGGATTCCTAATTCATACCCATGAAAACACCATGCCACAGAAACTCACACGCGCGCAAATAAAAGCCGGCTTCGATACCATCCCAGTTGAAACGCTATTGAGTAGCGGAGAGGGTAAGACACCCAAGATATCCAGTAAGGCCAAGGCCTTTGCTCATGCCGTTGCACTGGGTAACAGTAAGGCCTCAGCATACCGGCAGAGCTATAACCCAAACCCTGCCAAGTCAACCATTGTCACGGCACCATATAAGCTTGCGGCAGATGCGCGAATCCAACGTGAGATCGAAGCCTACAAGCTAGCAATAGAGGCGGAGAAACATCGAACCCCTGCACAGTTGAAGGCCTTACTGGTGCAGCAGCTGGTGCAGCATTCCCTCGATGAGGACTTTCCCCCTGCCCAACGCATGAAAGCTTTGAACCTGATCGGCCAGTTGTTTGAGGTTGGAGCTTTCCTTGAACGCAAAGAATCAGTGGTCATTCATAAGAGCTCAGACATCAGGGCTCGCCTGCTAGACCGGCTGCAGTCACGCACTCACACCGAGCCGGCCAGTGATGCACTGGAATTGCTCGAAGAAATTCGGGGGGCAGGCGCTTCGGAGGCGGCAGGCGGAGCACCCACCGGAGGGGCACCCCCGCGCGAGGCCGTGCCATCCGTGGGCGCCCTATCACATACTGTTTCTGACATTCAAACACTAGGCTCTGACATCACAGAAAAAAAAGAGGGGGTACCCCCTACAAATTCTGCCGACACCGTGCTGGACTTTGATAAAGAATGACCCCCCCATGTGTTTTCTGTACAAAAAAGGGTGGGGGTAATTAACAGTGTTAATTCGAACCTTGCATGAAACTTACAAAAGCTAATTAACATTGTTAATATGATTCAACAAACTTACGAAGCGTGTATAGGGGCGTGTATGACTGAGAAGCAAAGGACTGTATTCCTTGTGATAGATGAGTATTGGAGGAACTTTGGATATGGGCCTTCTATAGATGACATCATGTTTCATACTGGGGACAGAGGGCGGGGTAATGTCCATAGAGTAGTGAAGAAGCTCTGTGACTTAGGGATATGCAGGCGGGCTAAAAATTCGGCACGCAGTGTGCGCCCGTCTTACTTGAAACTTAGGAACCTTCCTTGAACAAAAAACAACAACTGGAGATGCAAGAAGAGCGCGACCTGTTTGTCAGGAGGGTGATGTTTGCTTTGAACCTCCCGAAAGCAGAAGCCGCCGAAGCCGCTGAAACTTTCTTTAAGATGCCTTCTAACGAACAAGCCTCTTACCTTGACGACCTTGACGCATTAGAAGCCAGCCAACAAAGAGAAGAAGCCTTTGATGACTTTAATAAGTTCGCCCACGCGATGTGGCCGGGGTTCATTGATGGCCGCCACCATAAAGTCATGGCTAAGAAGTTTGAAGAGATTGCTACGGGGAAGATAAAGAGGTTAATTATCAATATGCCCCCACGGCATACAAAGTCTGAGTTTGCCTCGTATATGCTGCCGGCTTGGTTTTTGGGACGGGATCCTAGTAAGAAGATTATCCAATGCTCGAACACCGCAGAATTAGCCGTAGGCTTTGGCCGTAAGGTTCGTAACTTAGTAGCCAGTGAGCCGTTCTCTAAGATATTCCCCAATGTTAATTTAAGGTCTGACAGTAAAGCGGCGGGACGGTGGTCTACAAATAAAAACGGTGAGTATTTCGCTATCGGGGTAGGCGGTACAGTTACCGGAAAGGGTGCTGATCTACTGATCATTGACGACCCCCATTCTGAACAAGAAGCTGCCCTTGCGGCTGGAGATCCTACTGTCTTTGATAAAGTCTATGAGTGGTACACATCTGGGCCGCGCCAGCGTCTTCAGCCTGGAGGTGCGATTGTTGTCGTGATGACACGTTGGGCTAAGAGGGATTTAACGGGCCGCATCCTTCAAGCTTCTATGGACAAAGACGGGAACGATGAATGGGAGGTGA